ACGAGCCATTGATAAGCTTGCAGGGCGTGATAAAGTAGGTGTACTCATTTTTTAGAAACTATTTTTTATTGCGTTAGCAATTTCGGGTGGCAGCTTATTGATTGCGATATTAAATGGAGTGCTAAAGAACTTAGTTGGAGTGATACCCTGCCGAAATACGGACTCACGGACTGCAAACGGATTCAGCCCCTTGCTCTCTGCCCAAGCCTTGAATGCAGATACAGGAGGCTTCTTGTCCTTGTAGGCAAATGGACTATTCGGTGCTTTCTGCTTCCAAATCTTGCCTTTGTTATTTGTTCTCTTAAATGCGCTTGTGGTCTTTCTTGTGCCTCCTGCGCCCTTTACTCCTTTGTCTTGGAACTCACCATAGTCCTCCATAAAGAAACTCATTGAGAACTTATCATTTGAGTAGTACACGCTATACCGAAGTGAATTGTAAAGGGTCTTGTTGAAGTTGTGCTTGCCTTTGGTGAGATTACTCCTCGCCTGTTGAATGACATATTTGCCAAACTTAATAAGTACCGCAGCAATCAAGTCCTCCCGTGCCATTTTAACAAACGCTTATCTCGGTGTTTGCAAGCAGCACGTCAAAGGTTGCAGTCCACCCTGCAAGCAGGTTCTCAAACCTCTCGCTAAAGGGAACACAAGAAGCAGTACCATCTAACTGATAAAGGTCGGTGTACAGAGTCCCCCTGCGTAGTTCTGTGATGACATCGTTGATGACTGCGAGCTGCGTGTTCAAGATATTCTGCTCGTTGCTCGTGCCGTAGAACGGCTCTGCCTGCAAGCGTGGGTTCTCTTTGGTCTCATCTACCAAGTCCATACAAACAAGGCTTACATTCATACGGACTATCTGTCCATCAAATGTTGCTTGGTTGATGATGATGTGACTCAAGGGGAAGATGGTCTGCTTGTTTAGGTCTATGTCAAAAATATCCCCTGTCGTTACCACGTTGACTTGGCTATGCGCCTCAAGGGTATCTTTCAGCTTGGTGGTGATGTCGTAGAACTGTCTCATTTTATTGACTTTTTTATTAGGTCGTTTTCAACCTCTTGCTTTTGCTTTTCAAAAGTGAGGAAGTGTAGGCATTGGTGGATGGGAAGTTGTGTAATTGACTCAAACTGCCTAATGTCTCCCTTAGCGAGTTGATAGATTGTTGCATACCATCCCCATTGCTTGGCGAATTGTCCTTGCTTGGAGTATTCGTTTGACTCTTCGCCTCCAAAGAGGTCAGCATAGCTTGCAGTAATTCGTTCCCTAAATGCCAAAAAAAAAGCGTTGCGCCCATAGCAACACTCATCGGGGCTTGCTTCATCTGCTCCGAGTACTTGCCTGCGCCCTCATACGGCTCTATCAGATACCGATGCTTGACCTCGCTTGTGATAGGGCGATACAATACCGCCATCGCTTTGTGCAGGTTTTGTACGTCTTGCAGGTAGCCATCAAGGTCAACGAACTCACCATAGGTGATATTGTCAAGTTCAGGGATAAACCCGTACTTCGTGTCCCCCATCGTGAAGGTTGGCGTGAGGCTTGGCTTCTCGTTTATCATCGCACTAATGTGCTTGCTGATATGGCTCACGTCTTTGATGCGTACGTTGGGAAGATTGGCAAGAGGCACTCCGCAGAATATCTCAAGCATCTTGTGGGTCAAGAACTCCTCATCGCCCTCAAGCCTCGCAAAGCGTTGGTATTGGTCAAGCGTTATCTCCGACAGGGCGGTGGGTACAATTACCTTTAGTTCCATTATTAAAATAACCTTTTAGTTTTAGCGTATGGCATACCTGCCAAAGTTAGGTCTGCTCAACTTGTTGTAGGTCGCATAGCGCAGCGCATCAATGGCGTGGTTGAATGCATCTATCGGTTTGTTGAGCAGGTTGCCGTTCTTGTCTTCTACCCATTTGTAGTTCTGAAGTTCCTTGATTAGGTTGCTGCTTCGTGGTGTTACGAATAGCTTGTGCCGCTTTAGTACGTCAATACCCACTATGACGCTATCTGCGCCCTTCTGCGTGGGTTTCACGTTCCATCCCATACGATGCAGCTCCTCAATACTTTTAGGCTCCGCAGAGTCAGCATATATCTCCGTGCGCCTATCAAGGTTTAGGGATTTCAATACGTTACTGATGTCGGGGTTGGTCATCCCCGTGCGGTAAATCAACTCATCCACATAAAGATTGTCACCCGACTTGTAAACTGCCACAAGTGCGGTGGGGTCGTTGGTGTACCCAAAGTCCATCCCGTGACATAGGAGCGTGGCATCGCTTGGTATCTCTGCCTGCCCGTATTGGAAGATGGTGGCTCTGCTCATCCCACGTTCTCCGAGTCCGTAGATTCTCCAATAGTCATTGTCCGTATGTTGCAGCCTCTCTATCTCCTCCACGATTGAGGCATCCAAGAACGGATTGTCAAGGTATGTGGATTGGATGTACGTTACGTCATCACGAGTCAGCAACTTATCGTAAATCCAATGGAATGCATCAGAGGGGTTGTAGTCAACCCATATCTTGCCTGTGGTACGAATCAACAACTGAAAGAAATCCTCCCAAGTAAGCTCGTTGGCCTCGTTGCAGAATAGGTAGTCACGTCTTGCTCCTCGTTTCTTCTGCGGTTGGTCAAGGCTGATGAACTCAAAGAGGTTACCATTCAGCTCGTAGGTGTAGTCGCTCTTGTTATGCCGTGCCTCATCATAGAGACCGTTGGCATTTAGAATCTCAAAGAAGTCACGATAGGCCGTCATCTTCAGAGACGGCAGCGACTTACGCACGATAGAATACACCTTGCCTCTATCCTCCATCGCCATCACGATGAGCATCTGCAAAAGCGAGTAGGTCTTACCGCTTCGGCTGCCGCCTTGATTGACTACTATCCGAGTTGGTGCGGTGTAGTTCTTCTCAAAGAGTTCGCTACTCTTTAGGTTTAGCTCGGACAATCTCTACCTTGATTTTCGTTAGCTCATCCGATACCTCGTGTGAGTTCTCCACCCTTGCGAGTTTGGGGGTCGTGTACTCTGCCATCTTGTTCAACAGGTCAAGTGCGCCCTTTGGGTCATCAGCAGCAACTTGGGTGAGCCATAGGGTCATATTCTCAAGGTTGGCTTCTATGAGGTTTTGGAATGCCTCTCTGATTTTGTTGGTGGTCTTGTTTGGTGTTCCGCTTGGCCTTCCTGTGTTGCCTGCTATGAACCTGCCTTTGTCATCTTTCATATCCGTTCAGTTCCGTTATTTTCGGTTGTATCTAAATAACCCTTTTTGCGAGGTGGTGATTGTGTGTTGCTTTAAGTCGCTCCTTAAATTCTTTGATGTCACCATAGGCAACATGGCAATTACGGCATAGAGCCATCAGATTTTCTATGGTATCAGCAATTTTGCTTCCACCCATTCCTCTTGACTCTATGTGGTGGATGTCTACGGCTTGGCCTTGACATACCTCGCAGGGGATGAAGTCAGTTGTGGAGTAGCCCATCCCTTTGAGATAGACCTTTGTGTGGTTTTTCACCTTTGGTAAATCCAACAGTCATCTATGAACGTAGCACGAGGCAGCAGTTCATCAACGGCTTGGATTACACCCTTCCAATGTTCGTGGTAGTCATCTCCTGCGATGAAGCCTCCCTTCTTTACTTTGGGCAGCCATAGCTTGATGTCTTCCTTTACCGCTTCATAGGTATGGGTTAGGTCTATGAATACCACGTCAAGGGATTCGTTGGCAAACTTCTTTGATGCTGCTTTGGATGTTGCTTTGATGGCCTTGTACTTACGGTCTCCCATATTCATCAAGAACAGGTCGTAGATGTCTACCTCCGTTGCGAGCTTGTGGGTGGTGGTGAGTTCGTTAGGTGAGCCTTTCCAAGAATCTATGATTGTGACATTTTGATGGGTGGCCTTGTCACAGAGGTAGGCTGATGACTTACCGAGCCAAGCCCCCAACTCTACGAACGTGCCGTCTTCGGGCATATTGGCAAGTAGGTAGTCGTATGCTGCTTGGTGGTTGAACCACCCGTCTATTTGTTTGCTCGTTTTCATTTTAGCGCGTTGTAATAGCAAAGGTACTGCTCTACGCAGATAAGTGTACCGAGCCTTGCCGCTTCACTTGCAAAGATACCATCGGCCTCATAGGCCATCTCAAAGCGCAGGTTGGGTAGGTCGTGGGGCTTAAACATATAACAGGCGGTGTCTATGTTGCCGACTTGTGGTTGGTCGGTAGGGCGTAGCCTGCCTACCTGCCCCCACGTTACGATTGAGCAGTCAAGTCCGTTTAGGTTGTTCCACTCCTCAATGAACTTTGGGTGCAAGATATTGTCATCATCCAAATAGTAAACCCAATCCTCTTTGGTAAAGGAGTCAGCATACAATTCAAGGAACTCATTGCGTAGGGGGTTGCCCATATCTCCCGTGCGTGTAGAGTAGTGGGTTATGTTTGCGCCTGTTGCTCCCTTGAAGTCGCAATTTGCGTCTATCATCACCACCCACGTTGCATAGGCAGGGATGTGTTGTTTTAGCCTTACGAGGTTATGAGGGCGTGAGCAGGGGGTGACTATGTAAAGCATCGGAGTTCGTTTATCTTATCCATCGTGAAGTCCTGCACATACTCGTATAACGATTCCGTTAGGTCAGCCACTTGGTTAGGGTTTTCTTTTAGCCTCTTGATTGCTCCTGACCATTCGCTTGGGTGCTTGATGGCAATGCAGTTCTCTTTATTGATATAAGGTGAATAGGGTTGTGTGTTGCTCACTATCAGAGCGCACTTGCTGAACCCTGCCTCCAACATCTTTAGGTGCGACTTGCACTTGGCAAACTCTGATGTTGTTAGCGGTACGAGGCTTACATCAAAGAACTCGTAGAGCTTGTGGTAGTGTGTTGGTGGCATCGTTGGCAGCCTATGGCTTGCCTTCATAATATCGGGGTAGCCATCTACCTCTGCCACATACCCTTGATAGCCTTCAAGGTTGATCGTGGACTCCTTTACGTCTGCTGCGTGGTGGTTGCCTCCGATATACCCGAAGCGTACTTCTTCGGTTAGCTCTCTCTCTACCTGCCACGTTGGTACGCTGATGGCATTGGGGATGATTCGGATGTTGCTATTGTACTTCTTGACCTTTGAGGCAAGGTGCTTGTTTGTCACCCATACCTCATCTGCTGCTTTCATAGAGCGCACGATGCGAGTTCTCATCTGTTCAACGTACAAGCCTTGCAGAGGATGGGTAGGAGGCAGCACCCACCAATCATCGTTATCAACGATTAGCTTGATGCCCTCCTTGCGGCAGAGCTTTACAAAGTCCTCAAACGGCTCAACAGGGAATGCACGGCTTGCAAAGATGTGAGTGACTTTAGGCCACATCTCGGGGTCAATGTCCGTTATCTTCTCAATAAAAAAGACATCGGCATCCTTGTGGCATATCAAGGGTGCAAATGTCCTGTGGTGTGATACACCCGAGTTCTGCTTGTGGAAGGCAAGCACAAAGGGTCTAATCATACGCTCGCCTCTTGGTCTTTGAACCATTGCGCCATCGCTTTGCGGTCTAAATACTTTACCCACATCCGAGCCGCTACTGCTCTACGTTGGGGCTTGAAGGGGTAGGTGCTACGGAGCTGCGCCATAGCAATCCTCATAAATTGGTCTTGCATTTTATTTGGTGTTAAAGGTTTTTTATTCCTTTTCAATTTCAAAAAATTCATAATATTCCTTAACCTCTTTTTTGGTTAATGCCTTTACCCAATCTTTACTTGCGTACAAAGGCATTGATTTTCTACCGTGAGGTTCTACTACAATTTCATCTATATCGCATTGTGATTGCAATTCTACATCAGATATTGATGCAAGAACCCATACCAATGTTTGATTTTTAATTTCGTCAGTTATTTTCATTTCTCGTTGGTGTTAAAGGTGTTGCAAAAAATGCAACGATTGGTTTTATGTTAAAGGTTGGTGTTCCAATAGTATTCGCATTGCCCGTTCTTGATTGGTACGCCAAAGAAGAACGATTGGTACATTCCCGTCTCAGCAGTAAAGCGGTAGCAGGTTTCTTTGAGGGCGCAGCCCTCTCCTGTGCATTTGGTGATGTCGGTCATAACGTGCCTACTATTGTGTACGAATCCAAGTCCTCACCCAAGATAAAGAACTGCTTGTACAATTCTATTGCCTCCATAGTCTTGCGCTCCCCCTCTGCCACAAACTCGGGGCTAACTCCATAGATGCCTATGTCCAAACTTCCTTTGTCAATAGCGATAAAAAAGAACTTGTCAATCGGCACTCCAAACAATCGGGTGTAAATGAACGCTTGAACATTATAGCCATATTTTTGAGCTGAAAATGGGAAGGCGCGCAAATCTTGAGTACTTTTGATGTCTGCGAGAAAACCATCAGCGTAGATGTCAGCCTTCGCCCTAAAGGGCAAGCCACCAATCATACCAATTTTTGGTACTTCAAACTCGCAGCCTGTGATAAGCCCAAGCACGTTCTCGTTACGCAGGAGCGCATCAGAGATGCGTTGCGCCTCGTTGTACTCTTTGCGGGTGCATAGGTTCCGCTTGCCCTTTGCATCCTGCCAAGCCTTTGCGTTCTTGCTCTGCACCTCAATGACCTCGTAGTCCGATACCTTGTGAGGCTCTAAAGTCATAAGGTGAACAAGCCTACCTACTGCAAACGCATCGGAGTCCTCGCTGCCATACTTCGTGACGTAGTGATACGTCTTGGGTGATGTCAGCAGCAGCTTACAGGCAGAGGAGGATAGGGCGTTCTTGCCCAACACTCCGTAGTAAAAGTCATCATCGTGCATCTTCTCAAGGACTGTCTCCATATCCCAAGTGCTGCCATCTAAAAGTTCTATTATTTTCATTTTGTTTCTGTTTTGAATGTTGCTTCATACCATTGGTCAAAGGGAACACGAAGCAAGGCATCATGGTAGGCCATACGCAAGGTGACTTTCTCAATGAGTTCTATGTCTTTGAGGATTGATTCGGATATGTCTGCCGACTTCAGTTGTCGGAGTAGTTGGGAGATAGTTTCGTATTTCATTTGATTGGTTTTAATTATTCTTCTGATGCGACTTGAGTTGCCCAATTCATCCACTTAATGTAGATGTCATCGGCAAGGTTTGGTATATCCCTGTAAATGGATGTCGTGGGGTAGGCGGTGGTGTTGGTATAGCCATCCTCGTTGTATGACTCCTCTATGTATGTGATTTGCATCTCGTACTCGTAGAAGTCAGCAACGTGAACGTAGCCAAGCCACTTGGCAAGAATCTCATCGGAGTTCTTGTTGTCGGGGTCGTAATCCTCAAGCGCATCCCAATAGGACTGTGGCAAAAGGTCGGCATCTTCAAGCCAAAACTTTAGGTCGTTGTAGGTAAAAGTCATCTTACAGGCTTATTAAAAATTCAACAAGGGCAAGGCTGCCAATAAGGGTAAAGATAATCGCTAATGAAGCAACTGTTTTGGCGATAAGAACTTTGAATTGGTACATCTGATTGGTTTTATAAAGTGAATGGTCGGTCTAACGCACGGGCAAGAGAACGATTGATAAGCTTGATTTTGTTTTCCCAATACGCAAACCATTCCGCATCGTTTGGGTCGGTTGCGTCAATGCCTTGTAAATGGCTCTTGGCTCTTGTGAGTTGAATGTGCTTCAGCTCAACGTAGTCTAATGTTTCTTGTGTCATTCTGATTGGTATTAAATGTTTGTCAAATATACAAAACTTTTCGGATTATCAACACTCCAATAAAAAATAAATAAAAAAAAGAGGGCTATTGCCCCCCTTAATTTTTATGATTGCCGTTATGCTTAGTTAAACTCGGCAAATTGCTTTTGAGCTTTCTTGATAGCCGCTTCCCAACTTTCGCGTGTTTTGTAAGAAGAACAGTTGTTGCCTTTAGCTCGGTATTGTGAGATTCCGTGCATTGACTCCACCGTGATTCCCGAAGGTAATTCATACTTACTGTAAGTAAATTTAATCGATGGGTAATTTGTTTGACTGTTTTTCGGGTCAATGTTTACGATGATTACTTCGTTGATGTCGGTTGATAGTGTCATTGTGATTGGTTTTTTTAATTATCTATACCCAAATGTACAACAATTTTAACAACTATTAACACCTCTATAAAAAGTTATTAACAATTTATTTGCTCTCCTTGTATTGCGTGTAGCAAACTGCTATTGCTTGGTCTTTATTTGGGTACTCGCTTCCGATAGCCTCCAAGCAGCGTTGGATGTATTCGGCTTGCTTTTCTCCGCTTTGAACTTTAGGTATTGGCATAGTGTAAAAATAAATTGATTTGATTAAATAGTTGCTCCTTATCTAAGATGCCTTCCTTGCCGTAGTAAACGTAAACATAGGGTGCAAACTCTTGCTTGTAGCGCTCGTTTTTGGCGCGATGCGCCTCCTTTGCTCGCAGTTGGTAGGGGCTGCCCATCGCCTTGTAGGATTCAGGCTTTATCTGCAAGCCAAGCATCAGGGTTTTGTTGTAGAACATCTCCGCATCTATGCAATAGTCGTGGTCAATGTTGAAGGTGGTCTTCTTAAAGTGTGCATCGGGGAACGCTGCGTTTAGCTCCTTTACTACAATCAGCTCCTTTTGGTAGCCATTCCACGTCTGACCGATTACACGATGCCAAATGTATTTTTTAATCTGTTGCTCCTCAACATTCGGTAGCCTGCTCTTTAGTTCTTCAAATACAACGGTCAAACCCTCAAAGCCTTGTATCTCCTTGTAGTATTCTTGCCACCCTTCCTGCGTGTTTAGGGTGTTGCTTTCATAGTAATCAGAAATCAACCGCATACACTCACCGACATACACCTTGCCAAAGAATTGGTTTATCTGTGAGTTCTTGTTTAGCTCACTAAATAAAGTGTTGGGTATGTCAATAGTATAAAACACTAATAGGCGTTGTAAAGGGTCTCAAGCTCCTGCACCCTACCACGAAGGCAAGAGCCGCAGTTGGTTGGCTTCACGGAGTCTTTGAATACTCGGTTGTAGATTCTATTCACTTCCGTCTGCTCAATAGCGGTGACGGTGTTTCTGCCTCGCATCTTGCCGACAAACTCGTATTCTTCTTTGGTCAAGCATTCGGGCTTCCTGTACCTAAATAGCTTGTTCAGTTTCTCCTTACGAGCATCGCAGCCGCAGTCAACGCCTGTGGCTTCGCTAAACCAATCTACCGCAGCCTTGATGCCTGTGGCAGTTGTGATTGTTTCAATGGTGTCACCCAAGCCGCTTGGCTTCTTTGTACGCTTGGTAGGTGTCTTGGCAGTCTTCTTGGATTCGCTCTCTTGCATTTTTTAGTGTGTTGAATATGGAACGTGCTGAAATCTTGGTCTCATCCGCTAACGTGCGAATTGACATATCGGTGTTGTGGTATAGCGCAAATATCTTTTTATCGTACCAATGCCAATCGGTTTGGGTTGACCAAACCATGTCGTAAAGTTGGATGAGTTGCACCTCTGCATCTTCGTTGGCCTCCTCGTAGATAAACTCCTCAAGGATGTCCACATCTACAAATTCAAATCTTGCTCTTTGGCGCATCAACGTGGCGTACATGTTGCGCAGGGTGACGTACACGAAAAAGGTATTCACCTCCGTTTCGTTGTACATTATTTTCTCTGCGTCATCAACGTATTTGTACAACCTAACGTACATTTCTTGTACAAGCTCTTGGGCAAGGTCATCACTCGCTCCAAAGCTCTTGCACATCCGAATCCAATCGGTTTGCCGCTTTGCTAATACTGCGAGGAGTCCCAAGTGATTTCTACGATTACAACAAACAGAGCAAATTGCACCGTGTGCATCACAATATCTTCTTCAAGGTAATCGGTCTTTGACCAATTAGCCCCAACTACAATCCCATAGATGGGGTAAAGTCCTACGTTAAAATTCATCAAAGGTGCGTTTAAGAGTTAGATACAATTCCTTGTATTTAGATAACTCCGCTACCACCTCATTGAGTTTATTTAGTTCCAATTCTAAAGATTGAAAGTCAGGCTTGTCAATACAGGCCATCGGGTTTTCTTCAAGAACGCAGCAGGCCACCTTGTAGTAGTGCTGATAGTCCCCGTAGATAAGGCGGTCTTTGTGCATCCTTACGGCATAGGCTACGCTTGAATGGTCTTTGTCTATGGCCTCACCAAGTTCGTGCAGGGTGG